CCTGCCATAAAGCCCGGGCCGGAGCCAACCAATGCCCGGGATAACCTTGGAGGGTTAATCTTTTGAGTTGATGCTAGTCTTAAACAGGAAGCCACACAGGATAGTGATGCCCCACGCCTGCAACCAAGTCACCTCACTGACCCCTGCTACGGCACTCACCAAGCAACCGTTCCACAGCATGTACACTGGCCAGCTCAGTAAGAAACTCAGTAACAGAACTCCCACAATGCCAATCACAACTGCACCAACAAAAACTGCAAATTTTTCCATGTCACGCTCCGTAGTATTCCAGGCACTTCACAGTAAAGCCTGCTTCACGCTGTTCATCTGCTTCATACTCGGTATCCACTGAGTACAAATACAAGTCACCATCCCAAATTTCATACATGTTAGGCTCCTGCGGGTTTCATAACAGTGGTCTCTGCCAGGCGCTTCCAGTTTAACACTGACATCTTGCGCAAGTCTGCAATCTTGAGAGCCATACGCAAACTCATCTCACGCAGGCGATTTTGATTCTCGTCCATGAAGGCGATGATCTCGTCTTGCACACACTCGTCAAAGTCGTAGTCTGCAAACAACACACCGTCTTTGGCAATCTGCTTGATACGCAGGACCTTGTCACGCATGGTGTCCAAGGTCAAGTCCAAGTAGTGGCAGCGACTTTGTAGTGCATCCAAGTGGTCCCGCAATTTTTGCGAGCGCATGGTGTCAAACTTCAAGTTGGTAATAAAAATTACCGAACCCTTAAACTCAAAACTGTCTGGGATGCCTTCGCTTCTCAGAATGCGACTGTCAGACAACCAGGAAATTTTGCGCTTCTTGCCGGAGTCCAAGGCGCCCTTCAGCAAGTTCAATGCCACGTCATCTAACAGAATAGAGTCGCAGTCATCAAACACCAACACACAATTGGGATCTGAATACTTGTACAGGGTTTGGTACAGGCCAATGGGGCTGGCTGAGCCCTTAACAACTTCTGCCTTAAGGCGTTTGCTGGCCAGCTTGTCAAACAAACAGGCCTTGTCAATCTCTTGCTCCACACCATAGCTCTTGCCCACGCCAGGAGGGCCACTCACAATCATTGCACGGATGTCGCCGCTTACGCAGGCCTTGGTCATCTCATGCAGGATGTCAAAACGCTCACGGATACGATCCATGGCTTGCTCATCGGTCTCTGCCACCACATTGGGCTTGAACTTTACGGTGTTTTCTTTCACATGTTCTCCTGAAGTATACTCAATGTCTGAAATGCCTTCTACCTTGATGCGGATGGCAGCAGGGCAGTTGGGAAAAGTACCATCATTTTCTACGGTGACATAGCCACCTTTGGCACCAGTTTGGAATCCACTCACCAGAGTGAACACTTGGTTTTGAATGGTCTTGTTGCGGTAAACGCCGCGAACGATACGAATTGCACTCATGGTTGGCTCCTTAGTGTGCGGTTGAACTTTGCTGTCTATGTGTGTATTATAGCAAATTGACAATTATTGGTCAACCTTATTGTTCCATTGGATCACCAAGTATATAACTGGTAATGTATTCTATTACAAAAGTTTTACCTTGATTTTCTTGCAGGAATTTGTCAAGTGCTTGGATGTTGCGAAAAAGCAACGAATTCTCTACTCTATACATTTGTAACTCCTTTTTGCTTTGTATGCCACTATTGTAGCAGATTGGGATTTATTGGTCAAGTCCCGTCAATTTGACGGGTTATGTAATACTATCGTATACACAATTAAAAACCTGCTCTGTAGGCACGCCATGTTGCTCATAGCCCTGCACCACTATGTCAAAATAGCTTTGATTGGGCAGGCTGTCTTCATTGCCGGGTTGCATAAAGTAACACTCTGCAACAACCACTCCTCCACGATGCTCCACTGCAAATTGCCCGCGATTGTAGTACCAAGGAAAGCCTTCCAAGCGGTCTAGGCTATGCAAGTGATACTGATCGATGCGCCATAGCACACCGTCCACATAGGAGCCCTGGCATGGCACCACATCGGCGTGAATGGCAAAGCGGAAAGTATGATCAATCAGGCGTGCATGGCCCAGGCTTAGGGCGCCCGGACAGCGTTGAGCCATTCCCGCACGATTGGTATTCATTCCATAAGCAAAGTATAACAAAAGTATTACCTTTTTAAGATTTCGTAAAATTGTTGGTTGAGCGCATCCATCTCCTCTTGGCTCACATAGAAGTCTGTGCGCGGATCATAGTAGGCACCCTCTTTGGGGTCATAATACAGGACCCTGCCGGAGAAGTTGAACGGGCCTTCCAAGCCTGGACGGGCTCCGTATTTGTCACGCATGGCATCAACTTCAATAACCTTGTACCCCATGCTGGACTCCTTGTTGCTAAGTCCTAATTATAGCAAAATGGGAATTATCGGTCAACCTAAGTCCAAAGTTGTACAATTTTAGGATCACGTACTTCGTGTGGCTTGGGCTGGCCGTGGAACACTATAACACAAGTGTCTGAATCAATTACCGCGCCGGCGCCAGGCGAACGAGGCACACGCCTAGGAAATTCCATACCACCGTCAGCCACTTGCCATCGATAACTTTTAATTCGGTTAATGTCAAGGTATCTACGATTGTTGTAATCAATTGTGGCATTGAGATAGTCTTGGTCGCCAGGATACTGTCGCACAATTTTAGTTATGTCTTCAGTCTTAAATTTTTCCCATACATGCCGGTAGCGTTCTACATTCCACCACATGATACTGCTGTTGATTCCGGCTAATGTTTCTTTTTGCAAATACCTAAAATCTTTAATGCACCAGAACTTTTCTGTGTCAAGATGTGTAATCCATGTTATATCTCCGTTGATCACAACATCCAAATCAAAATACAGCAGATCTCCTGAATAATGGTCAGGATTAAACAACTGCATTTTATACCACCAGGATTTTTTAGGACCACCTATGCCCAGCCACTCTTCCAAACAATGTTTGATCATGTGTGGCGGCACTGATCGATCATGTTCTGTATACACATGCAGTCTGCAACCGCCACTCAGGCGTCGATTTAACATGCTATATAGCCGTTCAACATACACCCAGTCATATCCAGTTCCGTGAATAACGCAGGCGCAGTCAATCATTTGGTCAGTGCGGGTTCTATTCTTTTTAGCCATGTTCCTGTGCGTAATTCAGTTAGAGTGTATTCAGTGTGGCAAATCTCTACCAGCCATTGATCTCGTTTGGTATCGTATGGTTTTTCTATATCAATCATGCTCATGCCAACAGGTGCAGCCAAACTTGATTCATGCACTATGGGTCTACATCCAGCAATGGCTGCTTGCACACCTGGTCCTGAATTGTAATTGACTACAGCATGATAATCAAACCGCATGTCAAAACTATCGTATGTGCCGGCAACAGGATGTGGTTGCTCTATCTTGACGTCTGGTGGTAACTGACTTACATTCAATCTGTTGCGTGGATGCGGGCGTACACTGATTGGACGATCTGTATGTTCACGAACCAATTTGATTTGATCCAGCACCCATTGTGTCATGTCAATACCTGCCACTTGCAAACTGCGGGCATGTTGGGCAGCAATGACCACTCCGGGATTGGAGTTAAATGTTATGGCCTGGCTGACTCCTAATGTTCGAGGACGATCCCAATCTAAATTTTCCGTGTGCCCATAGTATCCTGCGCTGGTAATGTTGTTTACTGCCACTTTCCATGTTTGCCCACGGTACAGCGCACCAATTTCCAAAATAATTACTGGCTTGTTTTGACTGCGATAGTGCTCATATACTGCTTGGTTAGGTGCCATGCGTCCGGCCCACAACACTGACCAAATTATGACTGCATCAGCAGTCATGGAGTTTTCTTGTGTTTGTATGCCACGAGATTGCAAAAGATCCAGTACCGCACTCATTATGGGTCTGCTATTTTGAGCACATTGAGAAGGAAAATAGGCTACGTTATTGATCATAAGTATGTGAGATGAGATACACTGTAATTACCACTTTCAACGCGGATGGGTATGCAAAGTACGGCCAACGCATGATCCAAACATTCTTGCAAACATGGCCAGTTGATCTAGTTGTGTACGCAGAAGGATGTACTGTAAACGAAACAGCTTCTAATCTTGATGTGCGTGACATTGCTATAGTTAACGAACTTTCTGCATTCAAACATCAGTGGCAAGGCATTCCCCGGGCCAATGGTGATGTCAGTGCCGATCCTGTTAGATCAAAACGCCGAGATACCGGCAAAGGATTCAAATGGGACGCTGTGCGATTCTCTCACAAGGTGTATAGCATTTTTCATTGTGCAAAAAACACACAGACTGATTGGCTGATTTGGATGGATGCAGATACAGTGTGCCATAGTCCGATTACTACAGATGATTTGGCAAGACTTTGCCCACCTGATAAGGACCTATGCTTTTTAGGACGTCGTGGTAAATTTAGCGAATGTGGATTATATGCAATGAATTTGCATAGCCCTGCTATACAATTATTTCTACAAGAATTCCAACAAATGTATGACCATGCAGTAGAAGGCATCTTTGACTTGGCTGAATGGCACGATAGTTTTGTTTTTGATGTTGTTCGACAAAAAGTAAAATTAAACGAGTTAGATTGGTCAAGTCATTTGATCACAGGTGAAGGGCATCCATTGATTAATTCAGAGTGGGGTGCATACCTAGATCATCTTAAGGGCAAGCGCAAGACCACAGGTCGCAGTCCTGCTACAGATCTAAAAGTTCAACGTACAGAAGCATATTGGCAATGAACTGGATATTTCTCAACAAGAAAAACTCCGACAAGTATGTAGAAATGTTTGCTCGCGGATCCGGTACTATGCCAACAGAATTAACAACATGGCAATACCGTGATAGTAACGCTCCGCTGGTAATCCGTGGTATCATGAAACACAAAATCATTAAACAATGTTGGGCAGATAAAAGACCATTTTGGTATATGGACTCAGGGTATGTTGGCAATAGACCCAATCCCCAAAACCCTCACGGATGGAAACAATGGCACAGACTAGTATCCAACAACTTACAGCATGGTGATGTGGTGCCAAGACCTGCAGATCGTTGGCAACGTCACGGTATTGCCATGCCAGTCCGACGACATGGCAGCAAAATATTACTGGCAGTACCAGATGAAAAGCCTTGTGTGTTTTACGACATCACACTTTCAGAATGGGTTGACCAAACTGTTGCCACAATTAAGCAACACACTGATCGAGAAATTGTCATACGTGAACGCAATCCCAATCGGCAAGCACGAGTGGCCAGCGATTTGCAATCAGCACTAGTTGATGTACATGCTGTGGTAACTTTTAACTCAATAGCAGCCACAGAAAGTGTGCTGGCCGGTGTGCCAGCATTTGCATTAGCGCCATCAAATGCTGCCATACCAGTATCTAACACTGATTTATCTAAAATTAACAATCCGTGGTACCCCGAACAAGATCAAATCTATGCTTGGGCATGCCATTTAGCTTATGGGCAGTTTCACAATTCAGAACTGCTTGACGGTACAGCACTAAAAATATTACAGGAGACATACGATGAATGAACATTATGGTTGGTACTTTCCCGACTTTGAAACTCACTTCCCCAAGATGCTAAAGAAAAGCGTTGACAAAGGACTTCCACCAGAATACCAAATTGCTGTGCGACATCGCAGTATTGAGCTGTGTTCTAGACGCGGAACTGCGCTGGACATTGGCGCTAATGTGGGACTATGGGGTCGTGACTTGGTAGACAATTTTGCCAAGGTTGTTGCGTTTGAACCAGTTGCTGTGTTTAGAGAGTGTTTGGAAAAGAACGTGACCGGCGATAACTTTTTTATCAGTCCATTAGCATTAGGCGATCACGACACAGTTGCCACAATGATTATCACAGAAGGCAATAGTGGCCACAGCCATTTAGATCCAAATACCCTAGGTACTGGTGATGTACTAGTGGTAAAACTTGATAATTTAAATATAGAAAATATAGACTATATAAAGATAGATTGTGAAGGATACGAATACCGTGTGTTACAAGGTGCAGAACAAACGGTAAAACGTTGGAGGCCTATCATAGTTGTAGAGCAAAAACCACATGACGCCTACAGCAAAGACTATGGACAATTTGCTGCCATAGCACTGTTGGAATCATGGGGTATGATCAAGCTAGATCAAATTAGAGATGATTGGATTATGGGATGGAACTAGACACAACTGACAACATTGGTAAGGGTGCCAAGGATTCTGACCGGTGGTCCCAGAAATGGACCACCGACCGATATCGAGACAAATATCGAGCTGAGTGGGAAATAGCAGATGCTTATCTCAATCAGCCAGTGGGCCGACTGCTAGACATTGGGTGCGGATTTGCTTGGCAAAGCCGATGGTTCAATGAAAAATACGGTACAGAACTTTGGTTGTTGGATGGTGATGCCAGTACTAATGCTACCAAGCCCGAGTCTGCCAGTTACGGTAACTGGAATACAGATCCCGACCAATTAAAATTTTATCACACATTTGATTTTTTAAATTCAAAACTACAAGAATTAGGTACAAAAAATTACCGCCTGATAGATGC